AAAGGAACGGATCGGTGGTGTCAAGCAGACGCAGACTGTCCAACCCTGGATGTTTGGGCACACGGAGCAGAAGGCAACGTGCCTGTGGCTGAAGAACCTGCCACCCCTAGTACCAACATCAGACTTGAAGGCAGAAACAAAAGCACTGCCAGCCAGCCAACGCCAACGGCTACACTATCTACCGCCCAGCGCGTTCATAACCTCTGTACCCTTGGCACCTAAGCCGAAGTACTCGGCCAGCGACTTGAGGCTAAGGCTGATACCATCTGTGCCATGCAGTGCCCGTGCCATCGACAGGGTGTCCGCAATACGCTTAGGCCGGATGTCGAACTGCCAGTTCAGGATAGCCATATCGAACACAGCATTGTGCGCGACAGCCACCGCATCATCCCAGGGAAACTGGTCAAGCCACTTCTTCGTCGCGGCCTTCGGGCCTGAGAACCACTGGAAGAGACACGCACTGAGCGGTTCATCAGCATCGCAGATCGAGGCACACTACCTATCCCGCTGCGTTACTACGCCGCCCACACTGGACGCTGGGGCGGGGATGACAAGGTGAACATGCAGAACCTACCGCGCAAGTCACCACTGAAGAAGGCGATGCGCGCACCAGACGGGTACTTGCTGGTTGATTGCGATTCGTCACAGATTGAAGCGCGCACCTTGGCGTGGTTGGCTGAGCAGGATGACCTCGTTGCTGCGTTCGACGCAGGTGAGGATGTGTACAAAATCATGGCGTCTGCCATCTACAGCAAGCCAGTCGAGGATATTACAGACCCCGAGCGGTTCGTAGGTAAGACCACCATCCTTGGCGCGGGGTACGGCATGGGCGCTGCTAAGTTCAAGGCCCAGCTGAAGACCTTCGGTGTCGATATGGAACTGAGCGAGTGCGAGTACATCATCAACGTCTACCGCCAGACTTACCCGATGATTCCACAATTGTGGAAGCAAGCCGGACGTGCGCTCAATGCACTGATGGCTGGGCAGACTGCACCCATAGGGCGTGACGGTGTGCTGGTGGTGGACGCAGAGGGTATCAAGCTACCGAACGGCCTGTATATCAAGTACCCACGGCTAAGGACACAGGCGCAGGGCGACAGGCAGGAGATGGTCTATGATACCAAGAAGGGCCGAGCCATTATCCCTACCCGCATCTATGGCGGGAAGGCTGTCGAGAACGTGTGTCAGGCGCTAGCTAGGATTGTGATTGGCGAACAGATGCTGATGGTCGCACGGAAGCTACCTGTTGTGATGACCGTGCATGACGCTGTCGGTGCGCTGGTTAAGATCGATGACGCTGACGCAGGGCGTACCTTCGTCGAGCAATGCATGCGGATCAGGCCCAAGTGGGCATCAGGTCTGCCGTTGAACTGTGAGAGCAAGATAGGAGCAAGCTATGGTGGGTGATATTAAGGCCATTGAAACAAACTATATGGGTTGTCGTTTTCGTAGTCGGCTTGAGGCGCGGTGGGCAGTCTTCTTCGACGCGATTGGATGGATGTGGGAGTACGAGAAACAAGGGTATACCATTGGGTATCATGATGAGGACGAAGTTCCTTGGTTACCTGACTTTGAAATCAGCACACCAAGCGGACAGCACTTCTACGTTGAGGTTAAAGGCGACCGCAATTTCTTTGTAGGTGGAGAATGGCTAGAGCGTTTTGATTTTGGTGGTGGTCCGCCAGGATTTACACATTGTGGGTGGACTAACCAGTATGACAAGGACCACAAACCCCTCCTCATACTAGGCGACATCCCCCGTTTTCAGGGTGAGAATATAGATTTTTATGCCACCATTATAGTACATTACAAAGGGATACACAGTCTTCTAGGTAAGATAACCATAGATGGTGTGGTACCCGAAAGAGATTTCTATTGGGATAATATTAATCACGGCAACGGGGTAAAGGATTTCCAAGTATTTTCGGAGCGTTCACGCAGCCCAGATTTCGCAGTAAACAGCGCCCTTCGCACAGCTTTAGGTGCTCGGTTCGAGCACGGCGAGAAACCTCGGAACCAGTTTAAGTAACTAAGGAAGGAGAATAGAGATGGAAATAGTAGTAGCAATATCAACGGTTATGCTGGTTTATGCCAGCTATCTGCTCGGTAAAGGTAGCGCAAACGGCAACGTCCTTACACTCAAGCGCGAGAACGAACGGCTCAACGCCGAACTACATAAATTAACGGACCGCGACGAGCGTGGGCGTTTTAAAGGGGGTAAGTAGTGCCAATAGTAAAACGGTCTAGGCGAGTATGGACACCGGATATGGATGCGAAGCTACTAGACTATTACAAGAACGGCCTGAGGCCAGCATACATGGCGGAACAAATGGGGCTTACGATTGCCTCAGTCGAAGGCCGCTACCACAAACTAAAGAGAGCGAAAGCAAATGACTGAAGAGAAACGACCAAGCATTATGATTGCCACCCCTATGTATGGGGGCATGTGCACAGGGCACTATGTGCAAGGCTTACTTATGACCATGAACAAGATGCGGGAAATCGGCGTCAACATAGCATGGTGTCAGATTATGAACGAGAGCCTTATCACACGGGCACGTAACGAACTGGCACGGGTATTCCTTGAGAGTGACCATGACTACCTGATGTTCATCGACGCCGACATTGGCTTTGATGCAGATGCTATCGCGCACCTACTGCTGGCTGACAAGGACATCGCTTGCGGTATCTACCCCAAGAAAGAAGTGAACTGGGACAGCGTCAACCGCGCCGCCCTTGCAGGGAAGACAGATTTAGAGAACCACGCCGGAGCCTTTGTGTTTAACATGGTAGGCACAGATAACGTAGAGTCAGACGAGACAGGCTGCATCGAAGTCCGCCATGGCGGTACAGGCTTCATGCTAATCAAGCGCGGGGTGTTCGAGCATCTTATCCCCCACGTGCCGACCTACCGCACATCGTCGTTCAAAGACCCAGAGACAGGCGAATACCAGAAGCCTTTGACCCACGAGTTTTTCGCTACGAGCATCGACGAGAGCGGTGCACTGCTAAGCGAAGATTACCATTTTTGTGAACTGTGGCGCAACCACGGTGGCAAAATACACGCCCACCCGTTCATTCAGTTATACCATGTAGGCACGTATGTGTTTGGTGGTGACATACTGCAGAGCGGCGGCAATCTCAAATGAAGGAGCAAGTACAATGACTAAGAAAGCAGCGACAATCATAAAACTGTTGAAGAAGGGCTATTCACCCAAGGAAATCACCGAGCGTGTAGCTGTAAGCTACAATTACGCATGGAAGTTGAAAAGGGATTTGGAGGCAGCGGCGCAAGAAGTCGTAGCTGAAGTTAAAGAATGGGTCGAAGAGAAAGTCGAACCCAAACCCGAACCCGAAGTAAGCAAGGTGGATAAGGTGTTAGACACAAGGGCGGAACAATACGGTTCGTTCATGCAGTCTGCGGATACGGTTATCAGGATTAAGGGCATTATGCACAATGCGGTTGCCCGTAACGAAGTGCACCTATACCCCGACCAGCTACAGGCGTTGGATATGATTGCGACTAAGATAAGTCGTATTGTAAATGGCAATCCAAATCATACCGATAGCTGGACTGATATAGCTGGGTATGCTACGTTAGTGGCTGACCGTCTCCAAGGAAAAGCCAGATAACATGACAGCGTGGTCCTATAGCAGTATCAAGACCTTCGATCAGTGCCCAAAGAAGTATTACCATCTAAAGGTAGCGAAGGACGTTAAGGATACTGCAGGACCAGAGGCTGACTACGGCACTCAAGCACATGAGGCTGCCGAACATTATATCAAACACGGGACGCCAATTCCTGGCAAGTTCAAGATCATGCGTCCCGTGGTTGAAACACTGGCTAAGTTTCCAGGAGAGAAGCACACCGAGTTGAAGCTAGGTGTCAGGAAGACGGATACTGGCTACGAGCCGTGCGGTTTCTTCGACAAGGATGTGTGGTGGCGTGGCATCGTCGATCTACTGATAACGAACGGCAAGACTGCCCACATGGTGGACTACAAGACTGGCAAGAACGCCAAGTATGCGGACATGAAGCAGCTTGACCTGATGGCTGGCGCGGTGTTCGTGCACTACCCAGAGATAACTAAGGTTAAGTCGGGGTTGGCGTTTGTAGTATCAAATGAGTTTCCTAAGAAGACGCACACCCGTGAGCATATGGATACATACCTCTCTGTGTTTGATAATCAACTAGGACAGTTGGAAGATGCGATGGATAGTGGTATGTGGAACGCAAAGACAAGCCCACTATGCGGATGGTGTCCAGTTACAAGCTGCGAACATTATCGCCCTAGGAGATAGCCGTGCCGTACAAGAATAAAGCTGATCGTAAGTACGAGAACGCCGTTAAATACGGAGCGCAACCGGAGCAGACAAAGAACCGAGTCGCTCGTAACGCTGCACGGCGCAAGCTTATGAAAGAAGGCAAGGTCAGTAAGGGAGACGGCAAGGACGTCGCCCATGTAAAAGCCTTCGACAAAGGCGGCAGCAACAAGACAGGACTGCGTGTTGAGAGTGCGTCTAAGAACCGCTCCTTCAAACGGGACAGCAAGCGCAACCTAGTGTCGGAAACCAGTACGCGGGAACGCAAGAAGAAGAAATAACCCGCGCAAGGAGCAAACTAATGCGGATCGTTGAAGACAAAATCCTCCTCGTGGAGACACGAGACCCTGATGCTATCATATCGACAGTAAAGAAAAGCGCCTTGATGGAGACCCATCGCGGATCGTCCAAGGTTGCTGTGCATTGGGGGTTGAAGGAAGCCCAGGCTTTAGCTGCCCTTGGACATGATGTACCTTCGCCGTTGCTGCGTGACTACCAGTGGACGGGTAAGTTCGCTCCGTTCGACCACCAGAAAACCACATCGTCATTCCTCTCACTCCGCAAGCGGGCATTCTGTTTCAGTGAGGCGGGCACCGGCAAGACAGCCAGTGTTATCTGGTCTGTAGACTATCTCATGAAGTTGGGTAAGGTTAAGCGCGTCCTCGTACTTTGTCCGCTGTCGATCATGAAGGCTGCATGGCAGCAAGATTTGTTTAAGTTCGCAATGCACCGGTCGTGCAGTGTGGCTCACGGTAGCGCAGACCAACGCAGGAAGATTATCGCCGCAGGCTCTGAGTTCGTCATCATCAACTTTGATGGATTAGCAGTTGTCAAGGATGAGATTGCCGCAGGTGGTTTCGACATGATCGTGGTGGATGAGGCGACAGCCTACAAGAACCCACAGACGACGCGATGGAAGATACTCAAAGACCTCGTCAAAGAGATAGACCCTTGGCTCTGGATGCTTACCGGTACGCCAGCCGCGCAGTCGCCTGTCGATGCGTACGGCTTAGC